GTGGTTTTGGGATGAGTTCTGTAAGTGCATCTATTGAAATGAAACACGTTCAACTAAAGGCGCAGCAAAATATTGATCTATATAAAAAGCTTGGCGAGGGTGCAGACCTATCGGCTTTGAAAAAAAGATCACCTGAAAAGTTCGGCGAGTTTATGGCTGAGCAAACTAAAGGTACGCCAGTAGAAACTGTCTACATAAATGCCGAAGGTTTTAATCAGTACTTCCAAAGTAAAAAAATCAATCCTGCTGAGTACGCTAAAGAAATCGGTATTTCAGAATCTTATAATAGGTCTTTAGAAACCGGCGCAGACATTGAAATACCTACGGCAGTTATGGCTGAAAAGGTAGCTGGCACTGAGCATTACGGTGGTTTAGAAGATCATGTTAAATTTAATCCTGATGATTTATCTGCCAACGAATTAAAGGTAGAGAATAAGCGCGTAGCCGAAGAAATTAAACAAGAGTACGAAGCGGCTAAAGAGGGTAAGACTGACGAGCAAATAAATAGCGTAGAAGAGTCTGCTAAAGAAGTAGGTAAAGAGATTACTCGTCAGCTTAAAGAGGTTGGTTATTCACCGAAGCAAGCAGCGGCTCAGTCTAAGTTATATGAAGAGTTTTTTAAAGTTCAAGGTATGAAGTCCGGCCAAGCACCAATGGACTTATTAAATAAGTACGGCTTAAAGATCAATCAGATTGATGAAGCTCTAGCTCAAGCGCCTGGCGATATTACCTACAATCAGCCTCAGCATTTAATGAGTCATGGTCTAATGTTAGGTGTAACTAAAGTAGGGAATAAGCTTACTGTAAATCCTGCTAATGGTGTTGAAGCTTCGGGATCTATTACAGACTCGGAAGCCGGTAAGACTTTCATCGTAGATAAGTTTAAAGCTAGTGATAAATATGCTGGCGTATCAGTAGACATGATTACTTCCTTAGAACGTAGTGCTGCTGCTCAAGGTGCTCAGACTATGATGACATCAACTTCGCGCTTAGGTATTACGCAAGATAGTCCTGAATTTAAAATGTATACAGATGCAGGTTTTACACCATCAACAGCATTAGGCCAAGATGACGTAGTCCTGGTTAAGAAATTAGAAAAGCCAAAGACTTATAATGAGAGTCGGTATTATCAATCAGGTAAAGATGACAAACTTTATAAGCCTAAATATTTAGAAGAGGATGAGTCACTTTCAATAAAAACAAAAAACGTAGAAGCCATTGGTGAGTTTATGGCTGATCCCGATTCAATGCTGCCGGACTGGATTAACCCAGAAGGTACAACATATGAAGATGATATAACCGCTGAGTCGTCTGGATTAGATAAGTTTGAGAGACCCTTTGTCATTTCTCATTTACTGGTGCCTGATGAAAAGAGAGGAAATGGCTTAGGATCTAAAGCTGTTAAGTCATTAGAGGCTGAAGCTATTAAGCGCGGCGCTGATGTTTTCCTACTAAATGCATCGCCTATAAGTGGTGATAAAGAAGCTAAGTTACCAGACCTAATTAGATTTTATGAAAAACTTGGGTACAAAGTTATACGTAAATCAAAAGCAAATGCTGAAATGTTTAAGCCTGCTAACCAGAATAAATTAGAATCTAGTAAGAACACAGCAGATGTTAATTCTAAAGAATTTAAAAACTGGTTTGGTGATTCAAAGATAGTTGATGATAAAGGTAAGCCGCTTGTTGTTTATCATGGTAGCCCTAATAAATTTGAAGCATTCGATTATACAAAGATTGGCAACTTAGGTAGATCTGAAGGTCAGGGCTTTTATTTTACAGAAAAAAAGGGTATTGCTCAAAGATATCTACAAGATGGTGGTCAATTAATTGAGGCTTATTTATCAATTAAAAAACCTATGCCGTATGATCAAAAAGCATTTAGTAAAAAAGATATTAAAGCTATTTTAAAAAAGATAGCTTCATACGAAGTAGCAGACAATGGTCTTGATATTGCCGATACTTTTCTTTCTAATTATGGCGACATAAGAAGTGAAGGTTTACCAGCAGTATTAGCTTCTGCAGTAGAAAATATGAAAGAGGATACAGCTTTAGATCAACTTGGTTCGCTTGTTGGATCTGGTGTATCTTCTGAGTTGGTAAACAAAGCTGTATTTGATGTTACTGGTTTTGATGGCGTTGTATCTGATGGTTATTCTGGTAAAGGTGGTACAGAGGCAACAGGTGATTTCAAGGTAATTGTTGCTTTCTTTCCTGAACAGATTAAATCCATTAATAACAAAGGTGAATTTAATCCTAATGATCCTAACATATACAAACAAGAATCTGACGATGCTATGCGCGGCTCAATTACGTTTGGTGATGACCGTCAGTTTAACATCAATCTATTCAAAGCTAAAGATGAGTCAACTTTTCTACATGAAACAGGACATTTCTTTCTAGAAGTACTTGGTGATTTATCTACGACTAATGAACAATCGAAACAAGACTATGAAGCTATTTTAAAATGGCTTGATGTAAAAGATAGATCAGAAATTGAAATAAAACATCATGAGCAATTTGCAAGAGGCTTTGAAAAATACTTGTACTCTGGTGAAGCTCCTAACTCTAAACTTAAAAAAGCGTTTAATGCTTTCAGACAATGGCTGATTAGTGTTTATCAAAACGCTACTGCACTAAATGTAGAAGTAACTCCAGAGATTAAAGAAGTGTTTGATCGAATGCTGGCTGCTGATGAGTTAGTAGAGCAGACTAAATTTAAACAGATGTTCTCAGATCCATTTAGCTTTATGCCAGAAAAAGAAGCTTTGGAATATCTGAATTCTTTAGAGTTCGCAAAGATTGATGCAAGAGATAAATTGCAAGCGCAGCTAATGAAAGACTTAGCCCGCAAGAAAGATTCAGATTACAAAAAAAGATATAATGAAGTACGCGAACAAGAAACGGCTCGTGCTAATAAGATGGTCGAGTTCAAAGTTATCGCTGCTATCCAAGGTGATCTTAAATTAAGTAAGCCTTTGATTGAACGAGACTACGCTGTATTTAAAGACCACTTACCTTATAGATCTACGCAAGTAGACGCAGGTCAAAACCCTGATGTAGTCGCTGGAATATTTGGATTTGAAAACGGTCAGGCTATGCTTCAGGCAATTGCGCCATACAAGCGCGGTATTGAAGAACATATTGATATGCTGACTGCTACCAGGATGAAGGCTGAAAACCCTGAGTTATTAGAGTCACCTGAGTTAAGTCAAGAGGCTATAAAGGCTGCGTATAACGATAACTATAAAAAACTAAAACGCATGGAAATGGATTATCTTTTTAAGAATGATCCTAAGTTAGTCAAAGACGTAGGCGCTAAACTTATTAAGCGTATGCCTAATGATAAAGCGGTTAAGCAACAAGCTACTCAAATTATTGCTGATACTAACGTGCGTGATTTAAAACCGCACTTATATCGTAATGCTGAAAAGAGATTTGCAGCTGAAGCGGCTAAGGCTTTTAAAAATGGTGAGTACGATATAGCTTTTAATGCTAAGAAAAAAGAGTACTTGAACTTTGAGTTATTCAGAACTGCTGTTGAAGCGCAGGATGATGTTAAGAAATCGGTAAATGATCTTAAGAAGCTATTTAAGAATGATGCAGACGTTGCTAAAAACCGTGACGTAGATATTGTGAATGCAGCACGCGCAGTCCTTGCAGAATTTGGAATAGTTAGGTCTGAAAAAACAGCGCAGGATTATCTAGAGAGTATGAAAAAATACGATCCAGATGCTTATGCGGTTACTTCCGTACTAGTAGCTGAGGCTACTCAACATAAAGGTCCATACCAAGATATTAAATATGACTACTTTGTTGAAATGAAAAACACGGTGAATAACATCTATGAGCTAGCTCGTGATAAGCAGATGATAGTGATCGATGGCAAGCAAGTAAATATTGATACTGTGGTTAATGATTTTAACCAGCAGATTGCAACGATCACTCCAGAAGAAACTAAGAAATATAAAGAGACTATTACCAAATGGGGTATGGTTAAAGAGAAATTACTAGGTGCTAAAGCTTCACTTGTTCGCGCTGAACACTGGACTAAAGCTATGGACATTAAAGACGGCGGCGTATTTCACAGAATGCTATGGCAGCCAGTCAGTGACGCAACAACTAAATATCGTTTAAAGAAAGCTGAAGTCTTAAAACAGTATGAAGTTTTGATTAAGGCTTACGGTAAATCTGTAACTTACGAAAAGATTCAAGCTGATGAGCTAATAGATAACAACGGGCAAGCTTTTATATTTAAGGGTAAGTCTGAATTAATCATGGCAATATTACATACCGGCAACGAATCGAATAAACGTAAACTTTTACTAGGTCGTGAATGGGGTACGTTAAAACCTGATGACACTGTTGATACTTCACAATGGGATGCGTTTATAAAACGAATGCACGCGACTGGCGTATTAACTAAAACTGATTACGACTTTGCTCAAGGTGTTTGGGATTTACTAGAGACCATGAAGCCAGATGCGCAGATTGCCCATAAAAAAATGCTTGGTTTTTATTTCAATGAAATCACGGCTAATTCTTTCAATACTCCATACGGTGATTACAGAGGCGGTTACGTTCCAGCAAAAGTCGATGTTTATTCTAATGAAGATGCGGCGATTAGAAAAGAACGTGAAGAGTTTGAATCAAATAATAACTCATTCCAGTTTCCTACAACAGGTAGAGGATTTACTAAGAACCGAGTAGATGCTTACAACGCACCGCTTGCTTTAGATATTAGTCTGCTTGGTTCTCATATTGATGGGGTTTTAAGATTCACTCATATAGAACCTACGGTAAAACAAATGTCTAAGATCGTGACGAATAAGGATTTTAGAGCAGCGCTTTCAAAGCTTGATTCAAACATCGCAAAAGATATGTTGATACCTTGGCTGCAAAGAACTGCTCAGCAAAAAGTAATGTTACCTTCAGCTGATGGACTAGGTAGAGTTACTGACGCTATGGCTAAGTTCTTTCGTAGAAACGTAGCTACACAGATTATGTTCGGCGGTGTTACGAATACTTTACAGCAGTTCACTGGTCTTAGTGTGGCTATGAGTTTAGTTAAACCTAAGTACATTAGAAATGGTGTATGGAACTTAACTACTAATTACAAAGAGACTATGGCTGACATTATGGGAAAGTCTGAATGGATGCTGTCTACAATGGGTTCAAATATTCATGATATTCATAATGCTGTTAACGATATTATTTTAAATCCAAATGCATTTGAATCAATGCAAAACTTTTCTCGTAAACATACCTACTTTTTACAGTCGGCAGCGCAGAACTTTGTGAATGCAGCTGTATGGTCTGGCGCTTATGAGCAAGGTATCACTAACGGATTAGAAGAAAACCAAGCTGTAAAAGAAGCTGATTCAGCAGTTAGAAGATCTCAAGGTACAAATAACCCTGAAGATGTATCTAGATTTGAACAAGGTACTGCTACCGAATTATTATTCAAACAGTTTGTAGGTTACTTTAATATGTTAGCGAATTTAAACTCATCAGAACTAGTGCGAATTTCAAGAGATGTTGGGTTACGTAAGGGCGCAGGTCGTGGGTTTTATTTATACATAACGGCCTTCATGATTCCAGCTGTAGTTTCTGAAGTAATAGTTAGAACAATGGCAGGTCAAGGATTTGATGAAGATGATGATGATTTTTATCTAGATGATTTTGCGCTGATGTTCTTTGGATCACAGTTTAAAACAGCAGCAGCTACGGTTCCATTTGTAGGTCAGCTAGGCGTTGCTGCATACAACAAGGCTTTTACTAAAGGTGTCTCTGATGACAGACTATCATTATCTCCAGTCATTTCAACTTTAGAAAGTACCATAGGCGTACCATATGATGTTTATAAAACTATCGCAGAAGATGGTGATGTTAAGAAGAGTACAGTTAAAGGTGTATTGCAATTCATAGGTGTACTGACTGGCGTACCTACTGGACCAGCAGCTAAACCGATTGGTTATTTAATGGATGTAGATAGTGGTAAAGCTGATCCTACTGGACCTATAGATTATACGAGAGGTTTAGTCACTGGCAGACCGGGTAAGCAGTAATTAGTTTGACGATATAGAATTTTAAATTTGTAATAAATTGAGGTAAAAAAATGAGCATATCAAGTACAACAAGCGTAGTCAGATACACAGGTAATAATACAACGCCAACATATAGCTACACTTTCAAGATATTTGAAGAGGGTGATCTGCTAGTTACTAGTATGAATACCTCTAACGTAGAAACTGTTTTGGCTTTAACTACTGACTATACTGTTAGCGGTGAAGGTGAAAGCGGTGGTGGTTCGATCACACTTGTTGCCGGTAACTTAGCTACGGGTTACATCCTAACGATAAGACGCGTGAATGATATAGTTCAAGAGACTGATATCAGAAATCAAGGCGCTTATTATCCTGCTGTTGTAGAAGATCAATTAGATAAGATGGTGATGATAGATCAGCAGCAACAGAATGAAATTGATAGATCTCCTAAGTTACCTGAGTCTACAGCTATTGCAGACTTTGATGTAACTTTACCCACAGATATGACCGATAATCCAAGCGCTACTATTATTATAAATGCTACTGGCGATGGTTTTGAAATAGGACCTACTGGTACAGCAATTTCAGCAGCGCAAGGTTATGCAGAGGACGCAGAGAATTCAAAGATTACAGCTGAACGTTGGGCTACTGAAACGGCTGACTCTGTAATCGATGCTAATACCTTAGTAGACTCAAATGAATACTCATCAAAAGAATACGCAATTGGAGTTCAGCGTAGAGGATTAGCTTCTGGTGGTTCTGCTAAGGACTGGGCTAATTATACTTCTGGTACTGTAGATAACTCTGAATACTCGGCTAAGAAATACGCGCAAGATGCTGCGGCTAGTGCATCAGCTGCAGCAACAAGTTCAGCGGCTTCACAATGGAATGACGTAGTATTTTTAACAAGTGCAAGTTCACCTTATACGATTGTAGACGGTCAAGCAGGTACTTTATTCGATGTTGATTGTACTGGTGGTGCTGTAAGTATTACCTTGCCTACGATTGCAGCACTTACTTTAAGTGGTTCATGGTCAATCGGTATTCGTAAGTCAGACTCTTCAACTAATGCAATTACAATTAACCGCGCAAGTACAGATACTATTGATGGTGCTACTAGTAAGACTATTAACAAACAGTATGTAGGCGCTAACTTAATCCCTGATACTGATCCTTCGCCTGATATTTGGACTGCTATCGACTACGGTTTGTATCCTTCACTAACAGCATCAAGAGCTTTAGTTTCAGATGCTAACGGTTACATTGGAGTAAGCGCAGTTACATCTACAGAATTAGCATTGCTAAGCGGTGTTACTTCGCAGCCAATTGGTAAAGGTATCATAGATGCTAAGGGTGACTTAATTGTAGGTACTGCAGATAATACTTTTGCAAGACAAGCTATAGGTACTGACGGTCAAGTTCTTATCGGTGACTCTACTCAAACTAACGGTTTGAAATGGGCGACATTACAACAAGGTGCAAAGAATTATATCACTTACAATAACTTTGAAAACAATGCTTCTACTGGCTGGGCTTTAGGTACAGCTACTTTAACAAATGCTTTTCCAAGTGGTGCGCCTACTTTCGGATCTGGCGCTTCTGGAAATTTAAGTTTAGCTATTGTATCAAGTGGTCAGCTTGCAGGTACTTACTCACTGTCTTACGTTTCAAGTGCAGCGACTACAGCTGGTAACTTTGTAGCTAGTGACGCTTACACTATAGACGCCGAAGATAAAGCTAAGATATTGCAGTTCAAGTTTAGCTACTCAGCGATTACGAATCCTAGTAATGCTAACTGGTCTGGCACTACATCGAATTCGTTTGGTGTGGCAATCTATGACGTTACAAACTCGGCATGGATACAGCCAGCAGGATGCTTTAACTTAGTTCAATCTTCTGGTGTCGGCATAGCTTCAGGTACTTTTCAAACATCATCAAATGGTACAAGCTACAGACTAGTTGTTTACAACGCTAATGCTACATCTGGTGCATTTACTATGTATCTAGATAGCTTTAGCTTAGGACCTCAGACTTTGGCTTATGGCCCTGCTATGAGTGACTGGCAGTCTGCTACAATAACATCAAGCTTAACTACAAATGCTACGACTACTGCCTTTAAAAGAAGAGTTGGTGATAGCGTAGAGTATGACGTTGCTACTGTATTCAGCGGCGTAAACACTCAAGCTCAATATACATTAACTTTAGTTGAAACAATGGACACTGCTAAAATAGCTAGCATAGCTGCTGGTACTAGCGTATTAGGTCAAGCTGTATATTATGATGCCGGTGGTGGTGGTAATGGTAGACTGCTAGGTGACGTTAGATATAGTACGACAAATGTTGTTACTGTTTCTACTATTGATGATTCATCTGCTTCTGCGCACTATCAAGACAACATTAACTCAAACACTGGTGTACCTGTTACTGTCGCATCAGGTGACAAAATTTTAGTTAGATTTTCTGTCCCAGTTGTCGGTTGGTCTTCTAACTCAGTTCAATCAAGCGACACTGATACAAGAGTTGTAGCTGCTAGTGCTAGACGTTCAACATCGAATCAAACTGGCATTGGTCCTAACAATTCAGCAGTTAAAATACAGCTAAATGGATTGTCATCTAATGTAGCAGATACTCATGGCGCTTTTGATATAGTGACTAACAACAGGTACACAGCACCAGTAGCAGGTAAGTATTTCGTATATGGATCAGTATCAATGGCATCTACAAACGTGCTAGCTAATAGCTATACTGTAGGTATAGGATTAAACGGATCTTATACTAAAGATTTAGATTCAATTGTTGCGACAGTATCAACAGCATTTTCCATACATGGTTATGCTATGATAGACTTAAATGCCGGTGATTATGTTGAACTATTCTTATTTGGTGCAGGTAACAATTCAGTATCAACTTTAACAGCGAATAATTCAGGTTCAACAAAGCTAGAAATTATAAGACTTTCAGGCCCTGCTGTAATTGCAGCTAGTGAAAGTGTAAACGGTAGATATTACGGTGCTACGGCAACGGTTACAGGTGCAGATAGTACAGTAACATATTCAACCAAGGACTTTGATTCACACAATGCTTATGCCTCTGGTACGTTAACAATACCTGTAAGTGGAAAATACCAGTTTAATGCTTCAACAAGAATTGCTGCTACCTATGCTGCTGCAAATAGCTCACAAATAGCTATATATAAAAACGGTACTGGAGTATCAATCAATAAGACTATTGCCTATGGTACAGCTGGTACTCTTGATTGTTTAGTTAGTGATGTGGTCTCATGTTTAGCCGGTGATTTAATAACAATTAGAACTAGCTCTAGTGGTACTACACCTACAATATCAGCAACTAATTTTAGTAATTATGCTTCATGGTCAAGAGTTGGTAATTAATGACTAACGAATCAATCATACAGATAGCAGGTCTGATTATTGGTGGTCTTGGTACGATAGTACTAGGGCTGCTTACATGGGGTATTAAAGAATTGATCGGAACTATTCTGTCTACCAAGTTTGAACTGGCTATAATTAAAGAGCAGCTGAAAAGCTTGATTGAAGATAATAAGTCTTTACCTAAAATGAAAGAAGATCTGAACGCGCTTCATAGTAAAGTCAGATCTAAAGACCAGAATTAAATTCAGCAATTGAGTTATAAAAAGCCTACTTTAAAATGTAGGTATGCATAATCTACATAAAGCCCTGACAGTAATTAAGTTCTATGAAGGCTGTAAGCTTCAAGCCTATCAAGACGTAGCAGGCGTTTGGACTATCGGCTACGGTAGAACTTGGATGTTTAACCGTCCGGTCTGCGCATCAGATAGATGTACGCAAAAAGAGGCTGATGATTGGCTGATAGAAGATGCTACTACGCCAGCGCGAGCTATCCAAAAACTATTAAGAGTTGATGTAACTGAAAACGAATTCTGCGCTATGGTCTCACTTGCTTACAACATCGGTGTAAAAGCATTTAGAGATTCTACCTTGCTGAAACTTTTAAACGATAAAGCTTCTGCTGGAATGGTAGCCAACGAATTCTTACGCTGGAATAAAGCCGGTGGTAAAGTAGTTAACGGTCTTACTACAAGACGTAAACATGAGCGCGACTTATTCCTTTCGGTAGATCTTGATGAAGCGGCTTAACTCTAAGAAGTTATACGTAACCATCATTGCAATAGTAGCCTGCGTTTATAGTATGGTCCTAGCTAAGCAATGCGGTTACAATTATTTGGAAACGGTTATTGTTGTACCGTCAGTAGTTATGGCTGTATCTGTCATCTGCGTGACGTACTTAACTGGTCAGGCTAAGATTGATATTAAAGAATCTATTTCTATTGGAGGTCAAGATGTTGGAAAAGGTAGTTAGTTTTCTAGCTATGATTGTAGCTGCTATTATGGGTACGCTTTTCTTTATGAAAAAAAAAGCTGTTGAAGATTCTTTGCAAGAGAATAAAGAAATTGCCAGTAAAGAAACGGAGATTAAAAATGAAGCTAAAAACCTTGAAGATACTTTCCTTGATGATGCTATTACTGCTAAGCTTAAAGACCAGGGCTGAAATAGTAGATCATAAGTTTTGCTATGATAGACCTGAAGCTGAAAAAATATTCCAATGTTTAGAAATGAAAAAGGTTTATGAAGATCTCCAAAGTAAAAGAACTAATGAATCTAAAGTCACGCCTAGTGCAGTTGATACCGCAAATACTTTTGTTAATAATCTTCTCTATTTTGCTGCTGGCCTTGGTCTCGGTTATGTCGCAAGTGAAATAAAACACTAGCTTATTAAAGCGGCATACTTCAAACTGTTACTAGGCAGGGATGCTATGTCTTGGCCAGGGATGGCCTATACTTCTCTATCCATTCTACCGTCAGTCCTAAAAGCTAATAGATACTGCGGCCAAGTTATTAGTCCTAACAATAGTCCAGTTGTTAAGTTTTTTTTCATTTCGTTTGTCATTTTATAGAATCCTTTTTATCCTATTATTAATTAGTAGTATTCATTTAGTTGTTACACTCTTTTGTTTTACCCTGGTGGTTCTTGACAATTACCAGGGTTTTTTTATTCACCTGATAATGGTACAAAAGTATCTTCACCATTGCCACAATTCATCACCATACTTTGAACGATCCCAGCCGTATCTTTAATATGGTAATCGCAGTAGCCTTTACTTCCTTTTAACGGGCATCCAGCTTGATCATTAGATGTCAGCACCTCTATATATACCTGCGACTGGCTGATAGGATCATAGTTAAACGTAGCAGCGCATGCTTGGATAACACCAGTGCAATTAGATTTAAAATCGTAGACATTATCAGTCGTTTTATTAATCCATTCAATAGACATATAGCCTTGGCACTTACCACCTAAAGCGGCTTGGCTTGAACCGCTTGAAGATGTTTTACCGCAGGCTGATAAGAATAATATTGATAGTAGTAATAATGTAGTTGATTTCATGGATAAAGAATACTACAAATAAAACTACAAAGCAATAAATACTACAAAGGAACTACATTGAGACAGTCGCTTGCAAAGAAACATATCAAAGAAGATGCACCTATAACTATGGCTTACTCGATTAGGCTACCAATAAAGGATGTTAAGGTATTGAAATCACATAATGTTAATATTTCACAAATGATCAGAGATTTCGTATCAACTGAAGCCAATGGGTTAAGGAAAGCTAAGTGAAAACGATATCCGTCATCCCTGAATCAAAAGAGCATTGGTTAAGATTGCGCCATGAACGAATCAATTCAACAGAGTGCTCAGCCTTGTTTAATGCCAACGAATACATTAGTGAATTTCAATTGTGGCATGAAAAGCGCCAGCCTGATCCTACAATATTAGAAGAGTCTACTCGCATGAAGTTTGGAACTAAGCTTCAGCCGGTGATAGCTGACATGATTGCTGAGCAAGAGGGCTGGATCATCAAGCCTATGAGTCAGTATATGTACTCTGAGGATTATAAGATTGGATCAAGCTTTGATTATGAACTAGTAGGTCAAGACTCCTTGCTCGAAATTAAGAACGTAGATTCACTAGTATTTAGGAATAAGTGGACCGCCGATGAAGCACCGCCTTCAATTGAGTTTCAAGTCCAGCAACAGATGCTACTTTCTGGGTTCAGAAAAGCAGTAATAGGCGTGTGTGTAGGAGGAAACGAGATTCATTTATATCATCGAACATATAACAATGACATAGGCCAAGCGATCTTATTAAAAGTAAATGAGTTTTGGTTACGAGAAGCACCACCTGAAGTAGACTACTCAAAAGATGCCAAATTTATTTTTGACCTCTACAGCAAAGTTACACCAGGCCAAATCATCGAGTCTACTCAAGATATGGACGATATCGCTGCTGCTTATCAGTCTATAAGTGAACAGATTAAAGAATTAGAAGTACGCAAGGATCAGTACAAAGCGCAGATGCTAACGCTTATAGGTGAGAGTGAAAAAGTTAAGTCACCTTACTATACTATTAGCTGCGGAATGACTGCTGAGACTCAATTAAATTATACTCGTAAAGCATTTAGAAATTTTAGAATTACACCAAAAAAGATAAAGGAATAAAATGAACGAAGTAAAAAAACAAGAAACTAAACAGCTTGCTCCAATTGATGAACTGAGAGGTACACTTACTAAGATGGAGCCTCAATTTAAGATAGCCCTTCCATCTCATATTTCTAGCGAACGTTTTGTTAGGACTATACAGACTGCTGTAGCTATGAACCCAGCACTATTAAAGGCTGACCGACAATCGTTATTTTCATCGTGCATGATCCTAGCTGCTCAAGGATTACTCCCAAACGGCGTTGAAAGCGCATTAGTACCATTCGGCGATAAGATTACACCAATGATAATGATTGCTGGCGCGATGAAGCTATTACGCAATAGCGGTGAGCTTGCTACTATTGTAGCTGAGCCTGTATATGAAAACGATTACTTCAAATATTGGATTGATTCTAACGGCCAGAACTTAGAACATACACCGTTGATGTTTGGTGAACGTGGTAAACAGATTGGTATCTACGCATTCGCTAAGACGAAATCAAACGAGATTTATATAGAAGTCATGTCTATGTCAGACATTGAAGCTGTTAAAAGAACAAGCCGTTCAGCTAATAATGACAGCTCACCTTGGAAAACCTTCCCGATTCAAATGCAAAAAAAATCGATAATTCGTAGGCTTGCTAAACGCTTACCTTCATCTACTGACCTTGATGATATCCATGCAATTGAAGATAAGACCTTCGGATTACAAGCTGAACCTGTTCAAGCTCGTGATGCTGAAGTCGTAGAGCAAAAGCAAATAGAAGCGAAGCCAGTAGCTAAACCTAAATCTAAAATAGAAAAGATTGTTGAGGCAAAAACAAATGTCACTAAGCAACAGACGCCAGAGAAAGAAGCTGAGCCGAGAAATGAAGATAGCGCAAGCGAACTACCTCTTTAAAGTTCTGGAAATCATAATGCCAGACAGAGAAAACGATATCCATGTTATGCCAGACTCAGACATCATTAAACATATCCCTGATATATCGTGCGAGTGTATGCCATACCATGATGAAGAGAATAAGAAGGAGTGCATATCAGGTCAGGCAAACAAGCGCCTAATCATTCACAATAAAATCAAGGACGTGCTGCAATGATAGCTCAACAACTTGCTGATGTATCTTTAGAACTGGCCAGGATGCAGTATCAATATGCGATTGTGGTTAGCTATGTGGTCTACACAATACTAGCGGTGACGGCTGTGATTATCTTCTATGCTTTACTAGAGTCACGACCTGAAGAGAAGAAAGAAGATTGTGTAGCTATAGCTATGGTTACTTCTGAATCTGCTCATAGGCGTAAGGCTCATGCTGAAATGGAAGCATCGATTGCTGCTATGCGAACTATGATTATGGGGTACAGGGCTTTACGTGATAAAGAACTTAAAGAGACTAACCGCAAGATCGATGTCATCTACAAGGTGCGTGAAGGATATTTTAAATTCTTTGAAGAGATATCTGAAAAGCTAAAGCGTCATGACCGTAATTTCAAGGTGTTAGACAAGAGGACTGATAAAAAACCGAGATTAAAACAACAGCAGATTGATAAAATCAAAGAAGTCGGTAAGCAGGTTACTGATTTTGATTCGCTAGAAGTTACTGAAGAGGATAAAGAAAGAGCATTTAACTGGATGATCAGCGATAGAATTAACAATAGATAAAGGTAGGAGTTTTAAATGTTTCCAGAAGTTTACCAAACAAGTCAGCCTTCAGAGTTGATCAACAAGATAAGAGTTACCGGCTTAGATGCGGCTGGAAAGATAGCGCCTTATTCAAAAGTTTTAATGTTTAATTTAAAACTAGAGAATATCAAAGCAGGTGATGTTATAAGCCTTGCTTCTTATGGACAGGTCAGCAACCCAAACGTATTTAGTTACGACGATCACCGCAATCCAACTTCTGCAATCATGTTTTGTTACGGTACTGTTTTATCTAGAGACAGCTGGGACTTGGTAGGCTTAGAAGAAATAACAGAGTTCAGAGGTAAAAATATTACAGCTGAAAGGCATCATGAGCCTTGGGATATTAATACGCATTATGTTTTTATAAATGATTACTCATACATTTATATTAACACCGTGGTTTATGCAGCAACAGCAGCGCTTAAGCCGGGATCTACAGCTACGTATTTGACTGTTGATCAGGACTACGCAAGGTCATCGATCTTGTTGTTTAGGAAGTAATATGGGTTTGTTGTTTTGGATACTACGATTACTAGATGTTGACCGTGGACTTGAAGAATGAGTGCTAGCTGGTACATATTCATTGCATTTATTCTTGTTGCTAATAGCAGTCCAAAAGATGCAAGTGATTGGGTGTTTTTAATTTGGTTCATTAGTTTGTTTATAACTTTTAAATAGGAGGAAATATGGGAGTAGGTAATTGGTTAACATTTAAGGTAGAAAAGGCGCAAACAAAAAATGAGCTTCAAGAGGAGTACGATAAACTTAAAGTCGAAAACGCTAAGCTGCAAGATAAACTTGAAACAGCACTAGAAAAACTAGATCAGGCTGGCGAGATATTTAAAAAATATCGTATGGACTATGATCATATCATTAAGTCTGGCTTAAACTACGAGCAGCTAAATCAAGAAACTCTTTCGATGAAATATGAATTAGAAACTAAGTTAAATAATTTTGAATTAGAAAAAGCAAAAGCGAATTTGGATAATGAGCGCGCCATGAAAGATTATTCTCGTGGGGTTTTGTCTGATTTAATGAATGCACTTAATGGCAAGCTTGACCAGTATAACCATCAGTCAAGACGTTAACCCCCAGAAAGGCGGCGAGATGAAAGCATTTCACAACGACGAACAAGTACAAAATAAATATTTAACCAGAGTACGTGCTCACCAAAAGGCCGATGAGTTTATTAAAGGTACTTACTGGGAAGAAGGCAAGGGCTGCGCTGTTGGCTGCACAGTTCACTCAAGTAGCCACAAGGCTTATGAGACTGAGCTAGGTATTCCAATGTGGCTAGCCAGGTTAGAGGATACAATCTTTGAGGGCTTACCAAACGAAAGAGCTAAACTTTGGCCTGTAGAGTTTTTAGAGGCTGTAAATATTGGCGCTGATTTAGATAAAATAAAAATACCGTTTTTGATATTCATTTGTGAACAAGCTAGAACACATACTAAAAACGAGCTAGCGCATTCGTATATTGATGGCGTATTAACTGAGCTACGAAAAGATGTAATTGATTTAGAGCTACTACGTAAAGCGAGGACTGCAAACAGGCCGAGCGCTGCTGATGCTGCTGCTTATGCTGCTGCTGATGCTGCTGCTGATGCTGCTTATGCTGCTGCTGATGCTGCTTATGCTGCTGCTGCTGCTGCTGCTGCTGCTTATGCTGCTGCTGCTGCTTATGCTGCTGCTGCTGCTGATGCTTATGCTGCTGCTGCTGCTTATGCTGCTGCTGCTGCTTATGCTGCTGCTGCTGCTGATGCTCGCAAAAATCAATTTGTAGTGTTCGCAGATAAATTGCTGGAACTAATTAAGGATTGCAAATGACCTACACCGAAGAGCGCGATGCCGCATGTCCGAGGGACCTGAACTTCAGAAAAGACTGCGACGACTATAAGTGTGGCGCTGTTAAATCATGGAAAGAAGGCGCTGACTGGGGCTCCGACTGGCAACGAGCACGAGCTAAGAAGTTGGTGGAGGCGTTAAAGACAATTGGTAACTGTAAATACAACGACGTCGGATTTTGGCTTGTTGACATAGCTAACGAAGCACTAAAGGAGTACGGCGATGAAGCATAGGGAGTTTTGGATTGCTCATTCGCCAAACGATGCCGAATTTAAAAACTTTCATTTTTACAATGCCTATGTGGAAAAGATTAAGAAATCTATGCACGTCATCGAACACGCCGCATACGACGAGCTAATGCAAGACGCAAGAAAGCTGCGTGACCTACTTAAAGAGTCACACGACCTGCATAAATTTTATGGCGAAAAAAGCACCAGGCATGATGTTGCTATTGCCGCTTTCGACGCCAAATACCCATTAACAACGAGAGGCGAGTGACGATGAAAAATAACAAAGGAGAATTAAAATGGCTATAACAATTAAAGGTGCAAAAATAAAAACAATTTCATTTGAACGTGATAATGAAACAGGCGGTATGAAGTTTACTGGAAGTTATGAATTGATTTCAAGTAATGACATCGTTTTAGCCAAGCAAGGATTTAACGGATATAATGATTTAAAATTATCTGAAAGCTTAGAAACAAAAGATTTAATAAATAAACTTATTGCTGGATTATCTAGCGATTTAAATAAAACCCTCGGAATGGAGTAAATATGGCTACAAAAGAACAGTTATTAGCAGAAGTTATTAAGGATAAAAAAGAACATGGTGAGAGAGAATTTAAAACTAAAGCTAGTGACTTAATAGGTAAGATTGCAGCGAAACAAAAACAGATTAAAGATTTAGAAATCCAACTTGCTGAATGCAGGAAAGAGTTGTCTGAACTTACGTATGAAGAGTTTAAAGTAGACCTATGACCGCGCAGAAGGAGGGGGGATGAATTTCGTTAGTACAGATCCACCATCAAGAATTGGCGAAACTGATATCTGGTTGACGCCGTTAGATTTACTTAATCGCATTGGTAAGTTTGACTACGATCCATGTCCACATTTAGGCCATAAAACAGCAAAAACTCTTGAAGAGAAAGATGGCTTAAAAACCAAATGGACAGGTAAGGTCTGGTTAAATCCACCTTATAGTGAAGCTGAAAAATGGTTAGATAAACTTAGTACACATGGTTATGGATGCGCTTTAGTTTTTGCGCGAACAGGATCGGCTTGGATACAAAAATATATGCGTGCTGCTGATGAAATTTGTTTTATTAGAGGTAGGATATCTTTTATGAGACCAGATGGTAGTTATGGAAATAATGCAGGTGCAGACTCAATGATTCTTTGTTATGGATGCAAAGTTGACGATAGAAGTTTAGGAGTATTTTTATGACCAACGACCCAAGCGATAAGCCGAGAGAATTTTGGATTACTTACGACACTAGAGTTGACGATTTTGTATCTGTGAGTACGCAAAATGTATTGGTCACTCAAGATATGAGGTATCGAGTTATTCACGTCATCGAATACACCGCCTATCAGTCAGCGATTGAGCGGGTGAAGCGGTTGGAAGAGGCAGGGGGGAGAAGTGAGTAGATACTTAATGTTTAAAGTTGAATCAAAATGTCCACATTGTAGTAATGAACAAACACTAGGTCTTGAGTTTGATTCCGATGAACACGGTGAAGGTGATATGTGGATGGAGTCTGGAATGACAGAGACTCATTGTTACCAATGTGATAAACGCTATTGGACTTATGCAATGGCCACTATTGAAACTAAGGAAAGTAAAACCTATAAACGTAATCCTGTTTTAAGAGGAGCTGTAAAATGACAAACGACCCAAGCGATAAGCCGAGAGAATTTTGGATACTTCCGCAAAAAGGTTCTGACTGTCAGTGGACTAATTTGTATCCTGATGCATCTTGGATAAGCGGAACCAAACCACTAATTCACGTCATCGAGCACAAAGCCTATCAGTCTGCGATTGAGCGTGTGAAGGAACTTGAATCTAAACTAATGGACGCAACAACAACGATAAATAAAATGCAGAATGAACTAAGTCCGTGGACAAGGGGAGACAGCATAATGGGTGTGGCATGTAAAACCGCTTTTAATTTAGGGGTCGCATTTAATAGTAAATATCCAAACGAATTCAATGCGTTTTTAGCAAAAGCCGCTGCTAAGGAATCACCATGACCAATCGCGAGTTCCAATTAACTTTAGTCAGGATTTTGAGTGATATAGGTCAGGCGCTAGTGGATCTCCACAACGGTGAAATGTTATACCAAGAAGCCGTAAGCATTAACAATGCTACATTCAAACTAGAACAGGCTATTGAAGAAAAACATCGTGATAAAACTTTGGATGAAAAGTTTCTGTTAATTGTGGCGTTCATGTCGGCGCTGAACCTCAGATATGTTATGAAGGCTACACTAAAAGGGCATGGCATAATGTTAATGAAGAACAACTGACTCTTGTTTCTAAAGCGAACACCAAAATGGTGCCGGAGGAGTGATGCAGATAGAACTAACGAAACCATTAAAGATATCAGACTGGGTACTTATTAAGAAATATAACACGACTTCAAGAGTAGTTGATATCCAGTCTCATCCTGATGGCTACTTTGTATATGGTGTTTTAGACAGAATAGAAAATATCCATTATCTAAAAGCCGATGAGCTAGTTAAAATGGTAGAGGAAAGATGACAGTATATACGACAAGGGATGTACCTTTTTTACTATGGTGCATCTTCTTATTTATTCCAGCAAAAAAAACGTACACTGAAGTCATGCGAGATAATATGCGTATGCTACGAGTAGATAAGTTTAAAAATTTCGGAGTATGCCAGTACTGGATATCTACCCGATATGAATATGTTGGAACTGCGCAGGCAAGGGTTACTGATACTTATAAAAACAAGGGGTTTAAATGAAACTTTACAACGTCAACATAGTCTACACTAAAGCAAAGCACGTAACTTTCACGGTAGCTGCAGCGACATCTTTGGAAGCTACTGATTCAGTACTAAAAGGCGCTTATATCTCGGCGTGTAATGATACCGAATCTGATTGGCAGCCAGTAATTTCTACCGCTAAAGTATGCTGGTCAACTGATGCTGCGTTTGAAGCGACTTTGGCTGAAGCTACTAATACGGTGAAGGTGGTTATATGATTACACAGTACTACATGGTAAAAACCTACGCTTATATGTCGCCGCATACAGTGACATTTTTTCACAGCATGGAATATGCTCTGTCTTTTAAAGAAGCCATTGAAAAGTACGAGAATCATTATTGCGTAGTGAGTGTGATGTAGCTTCTTTGAATTAAGCTTTTTGATGCCAGAGATGGTGCAGCAGTTCGGCTGTAAATACACGTTAGAAAGCTTAATTGAAAGAACAGAGGATAATATGAATCTAGCTAACGTACCATCCTGGTTTACAGTTTATAACTTTCTATACCTAATACTGGCGGTCGTTATTATTCGATGGTTATGGAGAAATATCTAATTGACCTGTAATTGATTCTCATTTGCAATAATGAGATGAACGATTATAAAAAACGTATCACAGATGCAATCAACAAGTTTGAAACCAAACACTCTTTAGTAAAAGAAAACGTTCCGCGTAGAAAAAATGAAACGCCTGAAAAAACCGTTGAGAAAGACGTGCTCGTTTGGCTACGTAAAATAGGATGCTTTGTAAACGTCTATGATTCTGCACTTCAGCCAGATGCTTATTCGGGACCAGTTCGAGTAGCTGCACGTTCTGGCACTCCAGATCTTTTAGGATGCACCAACGAAGGAATGTTTGTCGCGATTGAACTTAAAGCGCCTGGTCGTCGTAGTACTTTGAAAGAACACCAGCGCGAGTTTTTAATTCGAGTAATTAGAAACAACGGATTCGCTTGCTGTACTGATTCTCAATCTCATTTAAAAGAACTTTATAATAACTGGGCACGATTAGACATCGATGCCAGAATTAAACTTCTGTTGATTGACCTACCCGTTAGTCGCAAGTCGTCTCAGGACGTACCACTCTTTGATGACTACGAGTGATAATATCTTTTTTGTTTGCAAGCCTTAACAAATTCTAGAAATAATAAAAAACTGTCTGTTGATGTTGTTTTGGTTTGGGGGGATTCAGTGAGCAATTATAAAGAGGTATCTGAACGCCTGCGTGGGCGATGGGAAAGTATTCTCAATACCTATTCGCCTGGCGGTAAAGTCGTAGGCCGTGAATATACTGCTGGCCAAATAAACGGTGGTGAAGGTGACTCTTTTAAATTCAATATGCAAACCGGCAAGTGGGCTGAGTTTAACGGTGGTGATAAAGGTAATGATATCGTTAGTTACTATGCTGCTGTTAAGGGTATTTCAAATAGTGAAGCTAAGTCTGAATTAATGAATAAGTATCTGAATGAACCCGTAAAACACACGTATCCAGTACAGCTTGATTATACCGCTAAGATTATAAAACCACCACCTAACGTAAGCGATCCCGGTGAAGTACCAAAGTCAGGCATACTACCTTCAAATAAGTGGGTATATAAAGATGCTGATGGTGGTACTCTTTTCTACGTTTACCGCTACGATATGCCAGACGGTAAAAAAGAATTTAAACCCATGTCTTTCACCGACACAGGCAAATGGATCCCTAAAATGGCTTCCGGCCTACGTCCTTTATATAACTTAGACAAACTTGTAGCTAACCCAACAAAGCCAGTAATGGTCGTAGAGGGTGAGAAAACCGCAGTAGCAGCCGAATCAATCGCTGGTAATACCTATACTATAACTACTTGGCCAGGTGGTGCATCAGCCGTAACTAAAGCTGACGTATCTCCATTAAAAGGACGTAAACTAGTCCTTTGGCCTGATGCTGATGAGCCTGGCATTAAGGCTATGCAGTTTCTTGCTTCAAAATTATTAGTTGATACTGAAGAAATCAAAGTAATACGTCCTGATGTTAACTCGGGATGGGATGCTGCAGACGCATTAGCTGAAGGCTGGGATTGGTCAAAGTTTAAAGACTGGGCAAAGAGACCGGGAATATTAGAGCCTCTTACAAAGCCTATTAAGCACGTTAAAGCTGAACTTATGGATGCTGAAGGTGATAATCATTCTCAACAACTTGTCGGTGAAATTAGTGACGTACCTTCAATCATGGCTCAGCAGCTTGGGTTAAAGACAAAAGAGATAGCAAAGCAGGTTTACATCATTCCAAATGCATCCAATGCAAAGATTGTGTTAAGCGAGCATCCTCAATTTAAAGGTAAGTTCTGGTTCGATGACTTTTATAAAAAGGGATTTACAAACTATTTCGGTAAACAAGAGCCTTTAGAAGATGATCTTATAAAGAAACTATGGGTTCTTTTTCAACATAAGTATGGCTTTGAAACTATGGCGAAACCTAATTTCTTTGATGCTATGGATGTTGCTTGCCTTGAAGATATTAGAAATGAGCCTTTAACTTGGCTTGAATCTTTAAAATGGGATGGCGAAAAACGTGTAGAAGAGTTTTTTGTTCGGGCCTATGGAACAGAAGATAACGAATACACTCGTAAAGTTAGCCAGAACTTCTTTGTAGCTCAAGTAGCACGTATCAATCAGCCAGGATGCAAGTTCGATAATATGGTGATCTTAGAGGGTATCCAGGGTACAGGCAAATCATCCAGCCTTAAAGCCTTGGTTGGTGAGAAGTGGTTTGCTGAACCTCAAGCAGCACTTGATAACAAAGACTTTGAGGGATCCTTATTGGGTAAACTCATCATTGAATTCGCTGAACTTAATCATTTTAAAAAAGCTGAGAATACTTTAATCAAAAAGAAGCTAAGCTGTAGCGTAGATAACTTCAGGCTACCTTGGGATAGACGAGTTAAAGACGTACCTAGGACCTGTATATTCGTCGGTACCACCAATGATGAAAGATACCTTCAAGATGAAACTGGTGGTCGTAGATTCTGGCCTGTAAAAACTACTACTATAGACATGAAATACATTCAAGATAACCGTGAACAGCTATATGCCGAAGCAGTACAAATGCATAAGGAAGGCTTTGAATATTTTAGCGTACCTGAGTCAGCTAAAGATGAGCAAGCAGCAAGGCTTTCTGTACATCCTTGGGAAGATATTATTCGCGCTTGGTTAGATGATCAGCCATCGGTACAACAGCATAGATCTGATGAAATATGGAAGTTCGCTTTAGATGGTAATTTTGATAGGTTTACTGACAGTGTATCCAAGCAAATAGCTAAGGCTATGAAAGCTCTTGGATGGGAAAACAAACAGATAAGATTAGACGGTAAAAATAATGCGAGGTATTGGGTAAGGCCAGGCTATACAGGTGTAGAGCTATCACCAGAAATTCAAAGTAAAATAGATAGGCAAATGCCGCCTAGAGTAGTTAAGAACTATGCACCAAATAAATTACAACAAGAGGAGTATTAATGAAGGGATTTATTAGAATAACCCATCACACAGATATGAGTAGGAATGAAACATCTATTGTTAATATCAAAGAAATAAGACTAGTCATGAGTAATTCAGCGGTTGGTGCTGAGTTTAAATCTTCTGTTATCTTTAGAAATATGGACGCATACAAAGATGATTGCGCTGAGCTATACACTGTTGAATCTTTAGAAGAAATCATTGACTTAATTGAAGCTGCTCAGTAGATTATTGTTTCCCGTGAACTCGATCAAACAACGACAGCTCTTGATAACCTCAGCCTAAAAACTGGGGTTTTCTTTTTTCTGGACTCAAGTTTCTTTAATTGATGACGATTATGTGGGTACAGATATTTCAAGGCCACCTCTAGGATTACTCCAACGGATTCATGATTTCTCTTCATTCATTTCACACGCAAAACTTAGGGGTGGTCGCCCTATTGATATCACCTGATATGATATAATTCTCGATATCATATGATATTATTAATCATATTAAGACCTAGTTATTGATAACCATTCTCATTTACACCACTATTTCATGACAGATTATGACAGAAAACTAGACCTTTTATTGTAACAGCTAGTAGCAGCTTGTAACACCTAAAGTGCTTTTTGTAAGTGTATGATATTGTTGATTTGTTTCATTTGTAACAGTTGTAACACCTAAATATATATATAAAGATTTAAAATAATAATACCGTTTTTAGGGTGTATATGTAAATTGGTACATATGCTGTAATATATATAATAGGGAATTTCGGTGTTACACGTGAGCACGTGTTACTTTATATTTAAAAACCTATATGTTGGATTTGGCAAAATCACGTGTTACAAAATTAAAAAGAGGTAAAAATGTCGAAAGAAATGATGTCTTTAAAAGAGCGAGAATACAACTTTTTCAGTGATTCTGATGCCATTCAAAAAGTCTGCGCTCATGTTTCGATGGGTGGCTCACTTATCGACCTTGCTGAAACTTTAGGCATAAATTACGCTGGTCTGCTTAAATGGATACGCACCGAGTCGAACAGAAATAAGGCGTATGACCAGGCTTTAGAGGATCGCAAAGAGTGGGCTAAGGAAAAGATCTTTAAGCTCATCATGGACGTGAGTAGCGCAGATATCAGACAGCTGTATGACGAAAACAATAACCTGCTGCCGGTCAAGTCATGGCCTAATTCTGTAGCCGCTGCAGTAACCGCTGTTGAATCGTTTGAAGAGTTTGAAGGTGCTGGCAAGGACCGTACATATATAGGTGACACTAAACGCGTAAAGCTTATCGATAAGAACCGCAGCATCGAGTTAGTCATGAAGCATCTATCTATGCTCGTTGAAAAGCATGAAGTTAAAGGTAACTTGACTCTTGAACAATTGGTGCGTGATTCTAAGAAGAGTGAGTAAACTCAAACGCTACCGTGAAAATATACTTCAATTCGTTCAAGAAGAGTTCCAAGCAACGCCTGATAAATGGCAAGAGCTAGGACTGTTAGCTTTCGCTTCCGATGATCCTAAGATGTTCAGGATATCGCTACAAGCCTGCGCTGGCCCTGGTAAATCAACGCTATTATGTTGGTGTGGCTGGTGGTTCTTATTGGTTATGGGTGATGTCGGTGAACATCCAAAGGCTGCAGCCGTATCTATTACATCAGACAATTTGAAAGATAATCTATGGTCTGAGATGTCTAAATGGCAATCCCGTAGTGAACTATTGATGTCAGCGTTTGAATGGACTCAGACTAGGATCTACGCAAAAGATCATCCTAATACTTGGTTCATGGCCGCTCGTGGCTTTGCGCAAACTGCTGATACCGAAGCTATCGGTCGTACACTTTCCGGTTTGCATAGTAAGTACGTTCTATATCTAATAGATGAGTCTGGCGATATACCACCGTCTATTATTAAATCGGCTGAGCAAGGTCTATCGACTAAACCTATATTCGGTAAGATCCTGCAGGCTGGAAATCCAACTTCACACGATGGGATGTTATATGCAGCAGCTACAACACTCAGAGATCAATGGCATATTATACGTATTACTGGTGATCCTGATGATGCTAACCGTAGTCCAAGGATTGATATCGAGTGGGCACGTGCCCAAATTAAGCAATATGGTAGGGATAACCCATGGGTTAAGGCGTTTATTCTTGGTGAGTTTCCTAGTTCAGCTATTAATACTTTACTATCTCTCAGTGAGATCGAAGCCGCAGTCAATCGACAGATACACGAAACCACCTACAATTGGGCGCAAAAACGATTAGGCGTTGACGTTGCCAGGTTCGGATCCGATGACTCGTGCATATTCCCAAGGCAAGGACTCAGAGCTTTCAAACCGCTAGTGTTAAAAGGCTTGAGGTCCAATGAAGTCGCTGCTCGTGTAGCTCACTCAAAGAACAAATGGAATAGTGAAATGGAGTTTGTAGACGGGACTGGCGGCTATGGTTCAGGTGTCGTAGATGCCTTATTGCAGGCTGGTCACTCACCTACTGAAGTGAACTTCTCTTCTGTGTCACCAGATCCAAAGTACTTTAATATGCGCTCATATATATGGTTTCAAGCGGCTGAATGGATTAAGCGTGGCGGTACATTACCGAATGATTCACGGTTAATTAAAGAACTAGCTGCACCTCAATACTCGTTTACTAACGGTAAGTTTCAGCTTGAAAGTAAAGAGCAGATAAAGAAGCGTTTGGGTTTTAGTCCTGATTTAGCTGATGCTTTATGCTTGACGTTCAGTATGCCTGAAGCGGCACGTACTGATGCAATGAGACTTGCGCAAGTTGGAAGTTCGTATTCTACGTCTAAAGTAGAGTACGATCCAATGGATTTCAATAAAGAGTCCAGCAATTAAATAAATAAATGTTGCCATATCTAAACTATAGCGTGACAATTTTTGAGTGCAGCAAGATCAACATGAGTATCAAATATCATTAGTTAGCTTTGAGTCGCACTTCGATCAACTGCTACCTTTAATGCAATCCCATTTTAATGAGATCTCGTATCATACAGATTACGAGTTCGCACCAAACAAAGGTCTATATATAGAAGCCGAAAAGCATGGAAAGATGAAACTATTCGTAGTTAAGTCTGGCGGTGATCTGATTGGCTACTCTACCTATTTCGTCAACAAACATAATCATGTTGATATCTTGCAAGCGCATCAAGACTCTATTTATTTAAAACCAGATTATCGCAGAACAGGCATCGGTAAAGTTCTAATTCAGTTTGCCGAGAATATCTTTAGAAGCCTGGGTGTATCAGTAGTTTTTGTTAGTGTCTCTGACAAGTATGACTACAGCACTATGCTAATCCCGATGGGTTACAAGTCGGTAGAAAAATTGTACGCAAGGAGTTTATAATGGGTGGTAGCGTAGGATCATTTATTAGTGATTTCAGCGAAGGGGTTACCGGCGCACTAGGCGGTAAAACTCAACAGCAGATTCAAGCTGATAAAGCTGCTGCTGCAAAGTCGCAGATGTCAGCCAATGATATCGCGCAGGTTAAGTTAGACTCTGAGGCTCAGGCAAAAGCTACTGATGAAGGAATGTTCGCAGAGAAGCTAGCAGGCCAAAGAAATAAAGCTGCTGGCGCTCGTAAACGTACTTTACTAACTGGTGCTGATCCTGCTGATTTAATAGCTCAATCTCCTAGTATGCTTGGTACGCAATCGGCTACTGATCAGGCACGTAAAGATCAAGCTGTCGTCGATAAGAAAACAGCTGCAGATAATAAGATAAAAGAAGATATCAGAATTCAAGGTATCAAAAGATTACCAACGCCGAGTTTCCGATAATGGCTAATTCATTAAATAAAAAACAGCAGTATGAAGTTCTACGCGCTCAACTTGAAATAGAACGAGCTACATTTACTTCACACTGGCGAGAATTATCAGACTATATTTTACCGCGCAGACTTAGATCTAATATGTCTGATGTTAACAAGGGCGATAAGCGTAACAAATATATCATTGATAGTACAGCTACTGCAGCAGCAAGGGTTCTAAGATCTGGAATGATGGCTGGCATCACTTCACCAGCTAGGCCGTGGTTTAAGTTAACAACACCAGATCCTTCACTTGATAAGTTTGGCCCTGTTAGAAACTGGTTGGCTGATGCGCAGAAGATCATGTCAACTTCTTATCTAAGATCTAATCTATATAATACGCTACCATCTGTTTACGGTGATCTTGGCGTGTTCGGAACTTCAGCCATGTACGTTGAAGAGGATTTCACAGGTGAAGTATTATGGACTCAATCGTTTCCGATTGGTTCATACATGATCGCAAAAGATTACAAGGGTAAGATCAATACATTTATCAGAGATTTCAGAATGACCGTACAGCAATTAGTTGAGCAGTTTGGTGTTACTAAAAACGGTAAAGCAGACTGGTCTAATTTTTCTACTGCTGTAAGAAGCGCTTGGGATAAAGGGCAATACCAAACTTGGGTAGATGTCTGTCACGTTATTGCGCCTAATATGGACTACGATAAAAACAAATTAAATTCTAAGTTCAAAAGATTCTCGTCTTGTTATTACGAGCGCGGAGTTAGCGGTCAGCAAAAAGATTCTGCTCAGGATAATACTTTCTTGCGTGAATCTGGTTATGAAAACTTCCCTGTTCTATGCCCTAGATGGGAAGTAACAGGCGAAGATGTTTACGCTACGTCATGCCCTGGCATGGAAGCGTTGGGCGATATTAAGCAGCTTCAACATGGCGAGAAAAGAATCATGGAAGCGATTGATAAGATGATCAGACCGCCTATGATCGCACCTACTTCGATGAAAAACCAAGTAGTCACTCAACTTCCAGGCGATACTAATTATAGTGATGCTGATCAGCCTAGAGGGTTACGTCCAGCGCTTGAAGTTAACTTTAGAGTTCAAGAGATGCAGGTTAAGCAGCAAGAGATTCGTAGACGTATTGATGAGTCGTTCTTTAAGAATATCTTTTTAATGATCGATCAAATGGAACGTGCTGCTACCGCGACTGAAGTAAACGAGCGTAAACAAGAGAAGATGCTTATGCTAGGTCCGGTATTAGAGTACTTAAATCAAGACTTGCTTGATCCTTTGACTGACATTGCTTTCAATTATCATATTAATCAGAACCTTTTACCACCACCACCACCAGAACTAGAGGGTATGAACTTACGGGTTGAGTACGTTTCTATTATGGCTCAAGCTCAGAAGATGCTTGGTATTTCAGGTGTAGATAGATTCACTAGTTTTATTGGTGGTCTTGGGCAAGTTGATCCTTCGGTTTACCATAAGGTTAAATCAGATGAGCTTGTAAACGTGTACGCAGATATGACAGCAGTGCCACCTAACATTATTAGATCTGAAGATGAAGTTAAGGTTATGCGTGATCAGATAGCGCAACAACAGCAAGCAGCAGCTAAGCAAGCTCAAGCTGCTCAAATGGCTCAGACTGCGCAGACGTTATCACAGACTCCAGTTAATCAAGATGGTGATACGGCTTTAAGCGCTATGTTAACCGATGCAGGTGTTAACTAATGGCTATAGTAAGCTTTACGATAGATCCTATTAAGACTTGGAAAGATAAAGCGCACGTTATTACGTGGGCTTCTTTAGCTAACGGAGATACTGGATCAGCTTTAGAAATGGCCGGCAGCGCAGATAGATCGGTACAAGTTGTAGGTACTTTCGGATCTGGTGGTAATTTAAGATTACAAGGATCTAATGACGGTACTAACTGGAATACTTTAACAGATCCGCAAGGTAACGATATTAATATTACTAGTACAAAGATAGAGCAAGTTACTGAAGTAGTTAGGTACATGAGACCTAATGTTACTGGTGGTGATGTAACTACGAATTTAACAATAACAATTTTAGTTAGGAGAAGTTAACAATGTCTAAGGCAAATGGTTTTGAAACAGATGTATTAAATATAACTTTTAACGCTACATTAGCAGCGCATTTAGGTGTGTTAGATACAACAGGTAATGCTAATTTATATGTAAGTTTACATACTGGTGATCCAGGTGAAGCAGGCTCACAGACTACTAGTGAATGCGCTTTTGGATCTTATGCCAGAGTAGCAGTAGCTAGATCAGGTGTCGGCTGGACAGTATCTGGTAACACTGTTGAGAATGCTGCTGTTATATCTTTTCCAGAATGTACTTCAGGATCAGAGACAGTAACTTATGTAGGCATTGGTACAATTACTTCAGGTGCAGGTCAGTTATTATACAGTGGTGCTTTGAGTGCATCAAGATCTGTATCAAGTGGTATTACATTACAGTTTGCTGCTGGTGCATTAACAGTGAGTGAAGATTAATGACTAATCAAGAAATGGTTAAAGTCCTTAAAGGTACTACAGAAGAAAAAATTAATCTCTTTAATTCTTTCTTTGCAAGGATATCTCAAGGTGAACAACTAGAAGAGTCTGAATTTATTATTTTTGAAACATTAAAAAAAGATCTAACAATTAAAAAAGAAATAGTAGAAATGTCTGCTGGCTTGAAAGGTAAATCAGTTGTCGGGATTTAAAGGTTTATGGGAGTTTAATCAGCAAGTATCTAGTGGTGATACTCACTATTCGTTTTGGCGAAAGACGCCTTCACAGATTACTACTGCTGGCATCTGGTTTGATTTCTCTATGAGCCCAGGCAATCCTAACCCTCAGTATTATGCAGCAGCTCCGCTAATAGCTCAGCAAATGAAAAGATCTACAGATGGTGGTTTGTTTCATGGTACTGATTCGTTAACTAAGAATAAGTATTTAAAGAAATTTTTAATCATGAGTGCATCAGCTACTGGCTTACCTATGCCTTATATAATAGCTGATTACTTATTATATTATCCTTTTATTGATACTGGTACTAATGACGAGCAGCTATTAGATAACACTTTAACTCTGCCAAGATATACAGATGGTGTTGGTGTTAAGATGATGGCTGTATCTGTGGCGCCTAACTCCGGTACAAGTCCTACTTTTACCGTTAACTATACAAATAGTGCAGGTGTGTCTAGTAGAACTAGTAAACCAGTAAGATTAAATACAGCTACTGCAAATGGATCTATTGTTTCAAACAATTCTACGGTAGGTACGGCAATAGCAGCTTCACCTTTTATCGCTTTTCAAGATGGTGATAGTGGTGTTAGATCGGTTGAATCAGTTACATTTACTTCAGGCACCGATGTTGGTTTATTCTCTTTAGTATTAGTTAAGCCTTTACTTAGTGGTGTGATATTAGAACAAACTGCACCAAGTGAAATTGAAGCTTTACCTAATACTACAACTTTACCGCAAATATATAGTGATGCATTTTTAAATTTAATTACATTACCAAACGGCTCATTAACTGGTGTGGCATTTCATGGTGAGATTGAGACTGTTTATAATTAGGAGTTATTATGGCTGGCTTTTCTTCATACGACGATTTTATAAATGAAGCTACGGTAAATGGTAAAACATACCGTCAAGATATAAATAAAAATATGTTACCTACTACTGCTGCTGTAGCAGGTGAGTGGTCATTTCTAGCTAGAGGTGCAGGTAATCCAGGTGCCGATGCTTTGTTTAACACAGGTACAAATTTAACTTTTAATCCTATAACTGATGCTACGACAAATGCAGCTAGCATTCAGCATGGTGGTAATGTGTCACCTGATTATAAGTATATTGCAAATGCATCTGCATTTAGTGCAGCAGCTACTACAATGCCAAGTATATTAATGCTTGTTGATTTAGTAGGTTATTACAGAGTTACTTCTGTTACTACAACTTCATCCCAAGCAATGGTTAATACGCTAAGTGCATTTAGTACATTTACTGCTGATGCAGGTACAGATATTTGTACTCATTCAAATATAAATTTATTTCCTTACACTAGAGTACAACTTACAACTACTACTACTTTACCAGCAGGTTTAGCACTAGCTACTGATTACTACGTAATTAAAGTTACAGATACTACTTGTAAATTTGCTACATCATACGCAAATGCCGTAGCAGGTACAAACATTGATATCACTGATGCAGGTACTGGTACTCATACTATAAATACTTTACTACCTAGATATACATCTGGTGCAGGGCTAAAGTCTTTCATGTGGAATAGTAACTCTACTGCAATGGGTGCAGCTACACCAAGTTTAAGTTTTCCAGCTTATACTAATAGTGCGCAGTCTACAGGTCGAGCTACACCAGCTACATTACCAGTAGGTAAAACGGCAGCTGCTAATGGCCTTGTGCTATACAGTGGAACAGGCAGCGGAAAGTACGGACCTTTCATGCCGTTTCAAGCTGGTGATTCTGGTATTGCTAAAGTCGATAACGTCCAGATTTCAGTATCGTATGTGTCTGGTGAGTTTAGCGTTGGCATTTGTAAGCCGTTAATAACTATGCCTATGACAACAATCGGTGTAGCTAGCGAAAGAGAATTTTTCTCACAAGTGCCAGGTGGTTTGCCTAGGATTTATGACGGGGCTGCACTTTACTGGATGATTTATCATGGTGCAAATACACCTACTAATAGTGCTTTTTATGGTCACGCAGATTTTGTGTGGGGGTAGTAACTGGGATTAATTGGTAATCACTCAGTATTAAATAAATCACTTGCTAGATTTACTAATGGTACATCTACGGCTGGTGCTTATGCTGCTAATACAAGAAGTAACTTTAATAAACCTAGCTTACTAAGAAGTAGAGATATTTCTTATAATGCAAAAGATGCTATACCTACAGGTTACGATGTTGGTACTGCTATTAGAATACCAAGATCAAGCGGTGGTATATCTTCATTTACTACAATTTTAGGTACAGGCTCTTTAACAGGTACTGCAATATTAGCTAAATTATCTAGTGCTGATCTTACAGGTACAGGATCTGTAAGCGCAGCTTTAAGTGTAATTACTCAAGGTGAAGCTGCTATTGCCGGCACTAGTTCTATTTCAGCAAATTTATTGGCAACTTCTGGTGTATCGGCAGCATTAGCAGGTACAAGTTCTGTATCTGCAAACATAAGTGCTAATGTCCCTGTAGCTGCTACGCTTGCAGGTAGTTCTAGTTTGAGTGTTAATCTAACTGGTATTGGTAGACTTGAAGCTGATATTACTCCATTTACTGAATTAAGCCCACAGAGTTTAGCGACTGCTGTTTTAAATTCTGAAGTGGAAATAGATTATAATTTGCAAGCTGCACTTAGGTTAATACTTTCTGCTACTTCTGGTAAAGTATCAGGCGCAGAGACTACGACAGTAACAATTAGAAATGTAGTTGATGATAAGGATAGAATTGTAGCTACTGTAGATGCTAACGGTAATAGAACTTCTTTAACTTATGATGTGAGTGACTCGTAATGTTTGCTAAAAGTTATTTTGCAGCAGCTTATTTTGCACCTAGTTACTGGCCGCCAATTGGTGACATTGTAATACCACCGACTGTAGCATTGTTTAATTACCCAATATATAGAAGGATGCGTAGAGCATGATTGATAAACCGTATGTACGAGACTCTGCTGATGAAAAGCAGGTTAAAGAAGCTACAGCAAGAAAGAAACTTCAAGATGATCAAGACGATAAAGATCTTAAGTTTCTTCTTAATACACCTCAAGGACTAAGAGTTCTTTGGGGTTTGATTGCAAAGTGCGGTATTTATGAGCCTAGCTTTACAGGTGGTAGCGAGACTTTCTACAAGGAAGGTAAGCGCGCCATAGGTCTAGAGTTACGTAAAGAAATTCTAGCTTGCGATCCAGACGCTTATATAAAAATGATTAACATTTTAAACAAAAAAAAGGATAGTTAAATATGGAAAACACTACACAGGTCGTAGCAGACCAGGCAACACCGAATGCTGCTACTACTGAAACAGTAACGACAGCAGCAGTAATACCCGAGGCTACTGCCGCTGCGAGTACTCAAAGCCAAACAGATGCATCCCAATCAGCTAGTGCGAAGCCAATCGAGATTGAGCTTAAATTACCTGAGGGATCTCTTCTTAAGCCTGAAATCATCGAGCAAGTTAAATCCTATGCAAAGGAAAAGAACTTAGCTCCTGAAGTAGCTCAGGCATTAATCGAAAGGGAGCATAACGCGGTGAAGAGTTACCATGACAGTCTGATTTCAAATTATGAAAACGAGAAATCAGAATGGGTTAAGCAAAGCTTGAAGGATCCAGAAATCGGTGGCGAGCATTTTGGCCAAAATGCAGAACTTGCCAAACGAGCTATGGAAAGATTCGGTAGTGCTAACTTTATCAAACTAATCGAAGATCGTGGCTACGGGAATCATCCTGAAGTTATTAGATTTATGATGAATGTTGGTAAGTCAATGGCTTCTGATAAACTGGTCCAGCCTGGTGCGCAGGCTACAAGTGAACAGTCAATTGTTGAACTGTTCTACGGACCACAAACTTAAATATATAGGAGAATTATAAAATGGCTTTATTAAGTGCAGGTGCCTTAACACTAATTGATTGGGCAAAAAGAAAAGATCCAGATGGTAAGACAGCAGCGATTGCTGAATTGCTAAGTCAGTCGAATGAAGTATTGCAGGATATGCAATGGATTGAGGGTAATTTAGAAACTGGTCATAGAACAACAGTACGTACTGGATTACCAACTACCTACTGGCGTTTATTGAATCAAGGGGTTCAGCCTAGTAAATCGACTACTGCTCAGATCGATGAGCAGTGCGGTATGCTAGAGGCGTGGTCAGAAGTAGACGTTGATTTATGTAAGCTTAACGGAAATGCAGGATCTTTCAGATTATCTGAAGCTTCAGCTTTCTTAGAAGCTATGAATCAAGAAGCTGCATCTACTATTTTCTACGGAAATAGCGGATTAGCTCCAGAAGAGTTCAACGGTCTTTCAGTTCGTTATTCATCAACATCTGCGGCTAATGGTCAAAACATTATCCTAGGATCTGGTGCAGGCGCTGATAACACTTCAATTTGGTTGGTATGTTGGGGACCGCAAACAGTACATGGTCTTTTCCCAAAAGGATCTGCTGCAGGTTTACAACATAAAGATCTAGGTGAAGTGACTGTTGAGACTACTGCAGGCGTGGCCGGTTCACGTATGCGTGCGTTTCAAGATCATTTTCAATGGAAAATGGGTGTGTCAGTGAAAGACTGGCGTTATGCGGTTCGTATTCCAAACATCGATATCTCTAATCTAGTAGCTAAATCATCTGCTGCTGATTTAATCGAGTTGATGATTAAGGCTATGCATCGTATTCCTAACATGGCTATGGGTAAGTGCGCGTTTTATATGACCCGTACAGTTAAGCAAATGCTTGATATCCAAAGACGTGATGATGTTATTTCGGGTGGTGGTTTGGTTTACAACGAAGTTGATGGGAAACTTATTCCTTCATTCCGTGGTGTCCCAATCAGAACTTGCGATGCATTAACTGAAGCTGAGTCATTGGTATCTTAATTAACTTTTAAATATATAGGAGATTTATATATGTACGTAGACGCTTTATTATTATTTTCAGATGCGCAGGCTGTAACAGCTACTGCTGCATCAACAAGTTCTATTGACCTTAGTGCAGTACGCGATGCTGGCACTGGTGAAGATCTTTACGTTGTTGTAACGTGTGACGTTGCTATGACTGATGCATCTTCTGACTCTACTCTTGCAGTAGCTCTAGAGGGTGACAGTACTACAACTTTTACACCAGACTACACTCGTACTCTTTTCACGTTTTCTGCTGTATCTGCAGCAGGTACAGTGAAGATTGCTAAGCTTAGCCCTGGTGATTTAAACTTGCGATATGCGCAGTTAAAATATACACCAGCAGGTGGTGATTTAAGTACGGGTTCATTCACGGCTTTTATCACGTCGCAAGTTGACAAGTGGACTGCATACGCAGACGCTATTACTATTAGCTAAGACATAGGAGTTTAATAAATGGCTGAAGAAAAAGGTAAAAAAGTTAGGGTTCTAGTTAAGAAATTACGCTATTATAATGATAAAAGATGCCGTGAAGGTGAGATCATTACGATGTACGAGAGTGAAATATATAATACCGACAAAAACGGTAATAAGGTGTTAAGCTCAAGTTTAGAATTGATTGACGAGAGTAAACCTAAAAGGGCTACCTCTAGAAATCAGCCTGTAATTCAAGACGACGATGTTTTATAAATAACCAAGGCGCTCAGAAATGGGCGCTTTGTTTTTGAAAAGGATTTCAAAATGGGTTTAGATTACAATTTTTATACAGACTACGAAGCGGTAGCAGCTTCGCAAACTGATCAAGTCTTGGGTGTTACTGGTGGTGCAGGCGATGTACTTTCTACGTTAGTAGTGAGCGTTGCTACTGCAGCTACAAGCACAGTTTCAATTAAAGATGGTGCAGGATCAGCAATTGTTATTACAGCGGCTAATACTCCAATTGGAGTTTACACTGTAAATATAGGAGCAAGATCTACAGGTGGTGCATGGAAAGTTACGACTGGTGCAGGCGCTACTGTATTAGCAGTAGGTAAGTTTAAATAATGGCTACCAAGGTAGAAATCTGGAATATGGCTTTAAGTCATCTAGGTATTTCAAAAGAAGTAGCTAGTGTTACAGAGCGATCAAAAGAGGCTGAAGCTTGTAATCGTTTTTATGATTCTTGCGTAGAGGCTTTGTTGACTGATCATTCATGGCCTTTCGCTACTAAGTACGCAACGCTTGCTCTGATTGAAGCATCACCTAATGATGAGTGGGGTTATTCATATCGTTACCCAACAGATTGCTTTTTCTTTAGAAAGATTTTATCTGGTACTAGGAATGATACTTTAGCTACTAAGATAGCGTATGAAGTAGCGCAAGATGCTTCAGGTCGAGTTATATTTACAGATGCGGTAGATGCTCAGTGCAAGTACACAGTGACTACTGACGAGAGTTTCTTTACTTCTGATTTTATTTTAGCCTTGTCGTTTCGACTGGCTTATTACATTGCACCTAGGGTTACGGCCGGCGATCCTTTTAAGCTTGGACCACAGATGATGCAAAAATATCAATTTGAATTAAGTAGATCTACATCAAACGCTTTCAATGAAGATCAGTCCGTAGAGATACAGGATACTGAATCTATTCAAGCAAGGAATTAACATGAAAAACATGGCACTAAAAAAATCAATGATGTTGGGCGATGATGTTGTAGCTAACGTAGGATTTTCTGGTAAGGGAATAACTGAGCAAGCAAAGCCTGAATACCCATATTGCTTAAAATTATATTTATCCCAGCAAGAACTAGATATGCTGGAAATTGAAGATCTACCCGTGGTAGGTACTACGTTGAAATTGAACGCAAAGGTTTTAGTTTCTTCTACTAGGTCTGATGTAGAAATGGGTAACACCATGGAACTGCAGATTGTAGAAATGGAGCTAGGTTCAGAAAAAAAGCCTATGGACGCAGAAGAGGCATTGTACGGTAAATCTGAAAAAGAGGCTTAAACGTGTCTACGATTATTCAGAAAGCTTTTTCTACTGGTGAAATAACCCCGTCCTTATATGCTAGGACTGATCAAGAAAAATACTCTACAGCTTTAAGAACTTTACGTAACGCTTATACAATGAGACACGGCGGTATTGAAAACCGTGGCGGTACAAAGTATGTCGGTGAAGTTAAAGACTCATCGGCTGCAGTTAGATTAATACCTTTCGTTTACTCTCAGGATCAATCGTATGTTTTAGAATTCGGTAATCTAACAATGAGAGTAATTAAGAATGATGCATACGTTAAGGCAACATCTCAAGCTATCACTGGCATCACTAACGCTAACCCTGGTGTAGTTACTTATGGTGGTGCAGATACATATACAGCAGGCGATCAAGTTTATATTTCAGGTGTTGTAGGCAACATAGCCAACAACATTAACGGTCGTACTTTGCGCGTTGGTACTGTAAACGCTGGCGCTAATACTTTTCAATTATTAAATCTAGACGGTACTAATTTTAACACTACGTCTTTAGGATCTTATACCTCAGGTGGTACGGTAGAAGAAATTTATACAGTAACAACGGTATGGACTCAGGCTGAATTAGCAGAATTAAAATACGCTCAAAGTGCAAATGCTTTGGTTATTACGCATAACAATCATTACCCTAGAACTATTTCGACTAATGGAAGTGATGTTTTTTCTATAGCTTCAACAATTACAGACAACATTTTAAACCTACATCAAAGCGCTGCTGTTACTAATATCGGTGCAGCAGGTGCTGTAACATATACATACATGATTACATCTGTTGATCCTAATACTGGTTATGAAACTCCGATCACCTACCCAGTTAGTGTAGGTGCTGGTATTGGTGAAGCTGTTCAAACAACAACTGGAAACGCTACATTATCAGCTACAAATTTCAATCGAATACAATGGGAAGTAACAAATACAGCTGGCCTATATGGAAATCAGGACACCTTAGAGTTTAATGTTTATCGTCAACGTGATGGTAAATATTATTATATTGGAACTACTAATTACCACTTCACTTCAGGTCCTGCTGAGCTATCTAGGTTCGATGATATCGGATATACGTTAACTGGTATCTCACCACCTATCTACAATAACCCTATTTACTTAGGTACTGATGGGACTGATAGCTGGCTTGCTTTAGATTTTGGACCTGCAGCTGTTACATTTTTTCAGCAGAGATTATGCTTTGCTAATTTAGAAGATGATACTGAAAAAGTATTAGCTTCTGCTACTGGTGATTATGGTAACTTTACCAATCATCAGCCTATTCAAGATAACGATAATATAGAATTTAATACTGTCGGTAACAAAGTTAATACCGTAAACCATATGCTAGATATCGGACCACTCGCTTTATTTACTCAAGCTGGTGAGATACTAATAAACTCAAATGGAGGCGTATTTACACCTTCAAATATTGACGTTAGACCTGTTAGCTATAATGGATCAGCTAAAAACGTAGCGCCTGTTATAGTAGGAAATAGTGCTGTGTACGTGCAGGCGCGTGGCTCAGTAGTAAGGGATTTAAACTATCAATTTAATTCTGGTACGTATGCCGGTAGCGAGCTATCTATTTACGCGAGTCACTTAGTTGATGATTATGAAATGGTAGATATGGCATATCAGCAGATACCGCATAGTCATGTTTGGTTAGTTCGAGATGATGGTGTTTTGCTTGGCTTAACTTATATTAAAGAACAAAACATGGTAGCTTGGCATCACCATGACTTTGAAAATGGTGTAGTCGAAAACGTGTGTGTGATCCCTTCATCTAGTGAAGGTGAAGATTACGTGTACATGGTGATCAAAAGAACCATTAACTCTAAAGTAGTTCGTTATGTCGAACGGTTTACTTCACGCGCAATCTTATTAGAAGAGCAAAAAGATATTAAGATCATGGATTGTAATTACACTGTTGACGGTAGAAATACTGGATCCCGTACTATGACTTTGAGTGGTTCAGGCTGGACGTATAACGACACGTTAACGCTAACTGCATCTACTGCGTACTTTGCATCTACTGATGTAGGTAAAGAAATTCACTTAACTGCTACTGATGGTACGATCATACGCTTTTCAATTAATGCTTATACTTCGACTACTGTAGTTACTGGTAAGCCTGATAAGGATGTACCTGCTAGTTTGCAGGCTGCAGCTACAACAGATTGGGCTATAGCTGTATCTCAGGTTACTGGGCTTTGGCATTTGGAAGGCCAGACTGTCAGTGTTTACGGTGACGGCTTTGTAGTAGCATCACCTAATAATGATGAGTACGATGCTATCACGGTAGCAAGCGGTATCATTAATTTAGGTCAGTGTTACTCAGTTATTTGCATAGGCTTACCGATTACTGCAGACGTTCAGACTTTGAATATAGATCAAGGTCAAGGCGGTAGCATTATAGATAGGAATAAGCTGATTCAAAAAGTTTCGATGTACGTTCAAGAAACTCGTGGCCTTTTTGCTGGTACTCGTGAACCTTCGGCGAGTGATCCTTTAGATGGTTTGACTGAGTTAAAAATACGTGAATCTGAAAGCATGGATAGTCCAGTTGATTTAACTTCTGATCCTGTCGAGATCATTACTGAAAGTACTTGGAACAATAACGGTAGGGTTTTTATTAGACAAGTAGATCCACTTCCGATGACAATATTATCAATAGCTCCAAGCGGAAATATCCCTTATCAGGGTGGTGGTGGTTAATGGCTGCAACGGCTTTCATGGCGGGTTTACAAATTGTAGGATCGCTTTCTGATGCAGAAAATCAGAAAAAAATGGGTGACTATCAAAACGAGCAGTATCAGCAGAATGCAAAGAACGCTGAGCGTGATGCTAAGCTTGCTGAAAAGCGCGGTGAAGAACAGGCTATCAATCAAGGTAAGCAAGTTAATCAAGTGGTAGGTCAGCAAAAAGTTGGTTACGCAGCAAGCGGAGTAGATGTTTCTACTGGATCGGCTGCAGCGGTAACGGCTGAGACTTATAAAATCGGCTTTGAAGATATGAACACGATTAAAAACAACGCTTATCTTGAAGCTATGGGTTTCAGGCAACAGGCGGCTAACTATCGTACTGCTGGCGCTCAGGCTGTAAAAGGTGCACAGAATTCTGCTAATGCTTCAATCTTAAGAGGCGGTTTAGCTGTTGCTGGTACGCTTTACAATAATGGATATTTTAATAAAGGTACTGACGTTACTACTACGGCAAGCAATTACGGTTCTCGCTTTGGTGGTCGCGCTCAATCAGGTGGTGAATAATGCCAGTGATACCAAGACTCGGTATAAATCAGGTTCAAAGTGCGCAAGGTCCGCAGCAACGGGTAGATACTTCTGTTAATCAAGAGGCGTTTGGTTTAGGTAATGCTAGATCTGTAGCGCCTGATATCGCAGCTTTTGCGCAGAAGATTAAGAATGATGCTGATCAAGTCGCAGCTATGGAAGCTGAAAACAAGTTAATCGAATATCAAAATAAATTTCTTTATGATCCTAAAGAGGGAATGATAGCTAAAAAAGGTAAAGACGCTTTTAATTTGCAGAATGATTTAAATGAATCATTTGCTAAGACTAGCTCAGAACTAACTGAAGGGTTATCTAACCCAGTTCAAAAAGCTATGTTTCAAAAGTCAGCAGCTAGTCGTCGTGCTGATATGGACTCGCAGACAATGAAGTATGTTAGTACCCAGATCCAGCAGTACGATGATGAAACTACTTCTGCTAAAGTTACGGCTGAAATGAATAATGCGGTTAACGGTTATCAAGATCCTGAGCTAATAACTAAGTCAATGATGCGACAAGAACAAACTATTGTAAAATACGCTGGTAGACATGGCCTATCGCCTGAAGTTGTTAAAGGTAAGATTGATGATGCTTATAGCAAGACTCACTCTTCTATTATTTCTCGTATGCTTACTAACGGTGATGACCTGGCTGCTGAGTCTTACTACAACGCTAACAAAGACGGTATTCTTGGTACTCAAAAAGAAGCCGTTGAAAAAGAATTAATGGTAGGAACCTCAAAGGGTAAATCACAAAGATTTACTGATGAAGCTATATCAAAAGGTATGAGTGAAAAACAGGCCCTTGCAGAAGCAGCTAAGACTTTTGGTGATAATCCAAAGCTACGTGAAGTAGTTGAAGGCCGTATCAAGTATTCGTACAATCAAGAAAAAGAATTTAAACAACAAGCGCAAGAAGATCTGTTTAATAAAGCATCTGACATATTACTTAAAAGCGGCGGTGACGTTAATAAAGTACCAGACAGTTTGATAGCTAAGATGGACGGGAAAACTCTTGAGTCTTTCCAGAGTCATGTAAATGCGGCACCAATTACCGATGATGGTGATTCATTTTATTACTTGCAGCAAATGGCTGCTGACCCAGATACTCGTGCAGAATTTATGAATCATAACCTTACACTAGAAAAAGGTTTAAATAAGCAACATCGTGAGCAGCTATCTAACATGCAGAAAAGTCTAAAAAATAGTAAGACTAAAGATGCAGCCAATGAAGAACTAAACGGTATCTTAACTTCAAATCAGGTTATCAAATCTGCATTTGTAAATGCGGGATTTAATACAAAGAAAAACTCAAATGAGTTTAATAAATTTTTAGAAAAAGTAGATCAGGAAGTTAGAGCCGTTAAGATCGAAAAAGGTAAAAAGAAATTAAACAATGACGAGATTAGAGAGATTGCTAACAAGTGGGCTGTTAATAAAATTATTGATCCAGGTTTTTTCTCAGACACTAAGAAGATAGCAGCAGATATTGAAGTTGATGACATACCTGTTGAAAAGAAATCTAATTTAGAAAAGACTTTAATTAAGCAAGGTAAGCCTGTAACTGATAAAAATATATTGGACCTATTCCTAAAGGACGCTAAGAATGCCAAACGAAAATGATGAGTTGTTGGGTGATACTGGCATTGATGAAGGCGCAGATGTTGAAGTAGACAATAACGATGATTATCTGTCGGCTTTATCTGAAGCATCCGATGAACTTACAAATGAAGATAATTCTCGTTTGCAAGGGGCTATGTTTGTTGCAGCACCTAAAAACCCAGACCAGCATGCAAAGGTTTTAACTCTTGCGCAGAAATTCGGTGCGCGTTCTGAGTTTGTAGAAGCCAACTTTGATAAGCTTAATTTTAAAAATCAAGTAGATACTGTTAATGAAAAGCTACAATCAACTACTCCAAAGCTTAAAGAGTTCTTAACTAACCCTGATAATGCGGCAGTAGCTAAAGATGATCTAGACGTTTTAAAAGAGATTGAAAAATCGACTGAAGAGTTTGGTTTTTGGGATAGCTCTAGACAGCTATTTAAAGCTAATAGTTTGAGCCTTGCATCCGGAACGCTTAAAGCCCCGGCTGCAATTGGTACTTTTCTAGCTAGCGAGATGCCGAATTTTTTAGGTTCACCTGAGGATATGTCAAAACGTCTAGAGTTTTTCCGGGATAATTCTGTTGTAAATTACTTGGATAAAGAGGCTGAAGAACTAATTAATTCTAGGCCAATGTTAAAACAGACCATTGGTGAAGCATGGGATAAGGGCGACTACACTCAGATGGGTAAGTTAATCGCTTTACAGGGTATAGGCGCTACACCTGCTACACTTGGGATTATAGCTACGTCATTAGCTGGCGGCCCTCTAATTGGTTTAGCTACGGCTGCTGCTAGTTCTGCTGGAAGCCAGTTTGATGAAAGTATGGACGCTAATAAAGCCGCTGGTCCAGCATCAGAATCAGCAATGATTAGCGGGGTGGCTGAAGGTTTATTTGAAAAATTCGGAACCGGTAGTATCGTAAAAGGATGGGCTGAAAGAATTGCTAAATCTGCCGGTAAACAAACTGCACTTCAAGTAATGACTAAAGTTGGTCAAACTGTTGCTGCTGAAACATTTAAAGAAATGAGTTCTGAAGGATTAACTAGTTTCGGTCAAGACTTCGGGAAATATGTAACAGGTTTAGATCCTGATGCAATGAAGGGATCAGTAGGGCGTGCACTAGAGGCTAGTGCTGTTGCAAGTATTAGTGGTTTTGGTATGAGTTCTGTAAGCGCATCTATTGAAATGAAACACGTTCAACTAAAGGCGCAGCAAAATATTGATCTATATAAAAAGCTTGGCGAGGGTGCAGACCTATCGGCTTTGAAGAAAAGATCACCTGAGAAGTTCGGCGAGTTTATGGCTGAGCAAACCAATGGTACACCAGTAGAGACTGTCTACATGAACGCCGAAGGTTTTAATCAGTACTTTCAAAGTAAAAAAATCAATCCTGCTGAGTATGCTAAAGAAATAGGTATATCAGAATCTTATAATAGGTCTTTAGAAACCGGCGCAGACATTGAAATACCTACGGCAGTTATGGCTGAAAAGGTAGCTGGCACTGAGCATTACCAAGGCTTAGAAGATCATGTTAAATTTAACCCTGATGATTTATCTGCTAACGAATTAAAGGTAGAGAATAAGCGCGTAGCTGAAGAAATTAAACAAGAGTATGAAGCTGCTAAAGATGGTAAGACTGACGAGCAAGTCACATCTATTGAAGATTCAGCTAAGGAAGTATCGAAAGAAATATACCGTCAGTTAAAAGAACTTAAAAAGCCAGATGGAAATAACGCTTTTTCACCAAAGGCTGCCGCACGACAAGCTGAATTATATGAAGAGTTTTTTAAAACTCAAGGTATGAAGTCTGGTCAGCTGCCAATGGATTTATTAAATAAGTACGGTCTTAAAATTAATGCGATAGCAGATGCTACAGGTGGTTCTGCTAGTACTACTCAGTACAATCAGCCACAGCATTTAATGAGTCATGGATTAATGTTAGGTGTAACTAAAGTAGGAAATAAGCTTACTGTAAATCCTGCTAATGGTGTTGAAGCTTCTGGATCTATTACAGACTCGGAAGCTGGTAAGACTTTTATAGTCGATAAATTTAAAGCTAGTGATAAGTACGCTGGCGTATCAGTAGACATGATTACTTCTTTAGAACGTAGTGCTGCTGCTCAAGGTGCGCAGACTATGATGACATCAACTTCGCGCTTAGGGATTACGCAAGATAGTCCTGAATTTAAAATGTACACAGATGCAGGCTTTACACCATCAACAGCATTAGGCCATGACGATGTAGTTCTAGTTAAGAAATTAGAAAAGCCTAAGACTTATAATGAGAGTCGGTATTATCAGTCAGGCAAAAAACAAATAGATTTAAATTTTAATTATGATGAAGATAATGTTGAGTTATCACATCATTCAAAGGATGTGGATACTTACGGTCATTTTTCATTAGATGATCCTGATAAGTTTATTAATCAATTTCTTAATCCAGATGGAGCTGATTATAAGGACATCATTAGTCCTGAATCTGTTGGTTTGGATAAATATAATAATCCTTTTGAAATCAGTCACCTTCAGGTTAAAGATAAAAAAAGACTTAAAGGTATAGGAAGTTCAGCGCTTAAAGCTATTGAGCAAGAAGCTATTGCAAAGGGTGCAGATGTATTTTTGGTTAATGCATCTCCTATTGGAACTACTGATAAAGCTAAAAAACTTCCAGGCCTTATAAAATTTTATGAAAAACAAGGTTATAAAGTTCTGCGCAAATCAAAAGAAAATGCAGAGATGTATAAGCCTGCTAGCGAAGTTACGTTAAATCAAGAGTCGGACGGCGAAAACAAAGGCTCTATAACTTTTGGTGATGACAGACAATTCAACATCAATCTATTCAAAGCTAAAGATGAATCAACATTTCTACATGAGACAGGGCATTTCTTTTTAGAAGTGCTTGGCGATCTATCGACTACTAACGAGCAATCAAAGCAAGACTATGAAGCTATTTTAAAATGGCTGGATGTAAAAGATAGATCAGAAATTGAAACAAAACATCATGAGCAATTCGCAAGAGGCTTTGAAAAATACTTATACTCTGGTGAAGCTCCAAATTCTAAACTTAAAAAAGCGTTTAATGCTTTCAGACAATGGCTGATTAGTGTTTATCAAAACGCTACTGCACTAAATGTAGAAGTAACTCCAGAGATTAAAGAAGTGTTTGATCGAATGC